ACTGTCTAACGCTCCCTTATTGTAGAAATACGCCGTTTCTGTATGAACTAGAGTGATAGCTTGTTGTAAACTCACATTCATCTTATCTTTCAACCTGTCAGCAACGTCATCAGCGTGTAACCCTTGGATAACTCCTTGTGTTAACTCCTGTCTCAGTACCTTGAGTAACTTCTGTTTGTTATCCCAAATACGATTCGAGAAGTTGTCACCACTCCACGGGTATGTCAACACCGATTCAATCAGCTTTTCATTGATGCGATAAGTAGGTGTGTTTATCTTCATCCTCATAAACTCGTATTTCTCTAATAGAAGTGTTTGAGTGTACACCTTGGACATTTGGTCGCGAATCTCTTTATCCTCGTCTAGCGCCTTCTCTCCAAGTCTCACAAGCATCTCGGAAGAGATAGCATCCAAACGAGTTAATTTCTTCATATCAAGGTGTACATTCACATCTTGAGCAATACGCTTTGCGATATTCGAATCTAAGTCTTTCAGATTCGTTAGAAACTCAAGAAGAGACATTTTACGCTCGTTCCGTTCAACAGAATCAAGCGACATCATCAATTCGTTGTAATCGAATCCCTTTCGAGTCAGATATACTCGTAAGTCGCGATTAACCTCTTGAAACGCCCGACGGTAGGAAGCTTTCAATCTAGCATCTAGCTTCTTCGCTTCCTTATTCCATCGCTCTTCTAGTGCTTCAGATCGTTTTGTCCAATACTCTTCGACGGTAGTCATTACGAAGCGACCTCTGATTTTCTTTCTCGGCTTTGTTCATCTTTTGGATTATCATCCTTTGTCCTAGTGAGTTCTTCGTCACTTTCCCCACTGAAAGCACCTTGATAGTCATTGCCCATCTTCTCCTCTTCTTCTTCCTTCTTCATCTCGATAAGGTGATCTACGTCTTGTACCTTAGATAAGAATGAATAGATGAATTTGTCAGGTAAACCAGCGGCACGAAGTTTCGTTACCAAGTCAGCTTCTTCTAAGTAGTTAGGCGGTAGGTTAGGTGTGAACTGTAACTTAACGTCCTTTAACTCGAATGACTTACCGTTTGACGTGAACTTGTCGAGATATCCCTTGATGATTGCTAACTGATCTGTAAGAGCCTTGTTAAACATGCGCTCTTTCTGTCCTCTGACTTGTTCTAATGCGAGTAGCTTGTACTTAATCGCAACGCCTGACAGGTTACCACCGAAGTTCTCATCATTCATGTTTGGTACGAATGTGTACTTATGAATGTCTGATTCCAATCGTGTTTTAACATTGTTTACGAACGTGTCGTTAATCTGTTTGATAAGCCAATCAGCGTCACCGTTCTCGTCTAGCAAAATAACTTTGTCTTCTTTAACAGAAGCGATGTCATCGCCGTTAGTTTCGTTCATATTAACTAACTTCAGTAAAGCGTCTGTGAAGTCGGCTAAGTCCTCCATATTACCTGATACCAAGTCGTTATAAGCATCGATAAGAGATAAATGAGGTTCATAGTCCCCCAATTCGAACTTATTATTAGGTATCTTAATAATTGGTAGTTTCGGCTTGCCTTCTTCATCAGTAATGTTGTGAGGATAGATGTCTACTTCTTTATAAGGAATAGTCATCTCAGTAATATTCGACTTGCTATCAGCTAAATAATCAGCTTTAAACTCGAACTCATACTCTTCAACCTCAAACTCATCGTACAACCACATGCGTACTTGAATCGTGTTGTCTTTCGTTAGATTCTCAGAGAAGTAGATAGCATCCGTTAACCTCTCCTTAACCGCGCCGTTATCAATAACAATCACGTTTCGAGGGTCTAAGTCCTTGTAGTTCAATTCCCCTCGCTCATCGTGATAGAACAGTCTGAAAGCACGTCCATATATCGACATATCCAAAGCGTTGTCATAATCGACTGTTTGCCCGTCGTTATCATCCATGATATCCAACGCTGGTTCTAACTCATCTTTACCAGTACTCACATACGACACTGGCATTCCCATGAAATAACCCGTTGAGATAGTAGCAACGTATTGAGGATAGTTATGTACTACTCGATACGTCTTGTTACCGTTTGATCGTTGAGCCTTATCGCAAATAGCGTGTTTGCCCATGTAATACTCATATAACTTCTGTAACTGTTTAAATCCCTTGTTCTTCCCGACAGCATCCGTTGTCTTGAATCGGAAGTACAGGTTTCTCGCTTGTTCGAATGTTAGCATCGTGTCACTCCTTTCGTATTTATTCCGAATAAGTTTAATAGAATCGGATTATAGTCCAAGTTTAGACTTACTCATCGTTCGAATCTTTCCACCCTTCTTCATGTCCTCTTCCATCGCATAACGCACCATATCAATCGTATGGTTGTCCTTATCCTGTAGACGAGGTTTAGGGTTTCCATCTCTATCAGTTTCATAATCTATATTTTCGAACTCTCTCGCCGTGTTAGGGCATCGCACTGGGTCGATGATTATCTCTTCTAAATCAGCGAGCCACTTCTCGCCGTATTCGACGCTTCCCGAACCTTTTTTAGCCCCTCTAATACGTCTGATACCATGTTCGAGTTTAAGTTCATCGATCGATTTAGGTTCAGCTGAGTCAACGGTAATGTTAACGTCATCGTAACCCTTTCTGGTAATCCACTTCGCAACTTCTCTATTTGACTTCTGTACTCCGTAGAACTCATCAAAGATATACAATAATCTTCGTGTTCTGTCGTAATGCATGCGTCCGAAAGATACTGGGTCGACACCATACCCCCAGTCGATACCTTGTCTGATGTTATCGAAGGTCTTAATTTCATCGTCAGTTATCTCCCTTATGTTCAGATTGTCAAACGGAACAACACCAGCCCCAATCGCTTCACCCATGTACTCCCATCGATACTTTAGTTCATCCCTCTTCTTAACGTTCTCAGCTTCCTCGTAGAATGCTTTCGTTAAGTGCGGGTTATCCAAGTATGTTGAATGGTCTACAAACGTATTATCATCAACAAAAGCACTATTGTACTTCTTGTTGAGCCAATGTCCACGACGTTTAGGTGGGTTGTAAGAGTAAAAGAATGAATAAGCGAATTTAGAAGCAGCTTTACGTCTTTTCATTTGCTTTCGTTTCGCTTCGGATTCGATATGTTCCTCGGCACGTAAAACAGAGTTTTCGATTGTTGTAATCTCTTGCTCTGTCTTGAATTCGGCAGCTTCCTCCACCCACATTCCCATAACAGGGAACTCAGCATCTTTGATAGACTTAAGTTTCTCAGGATCGTCAGCACCACTGAAATAAATCTTATTCCCTCGTTGTTTGTACGTTATCTCTAGTTGAGAAGGAACGAAACGGAATAGGTGCATCAAGCCCATAATCTTTATAGCAGCTTTAATCTGTTCGAATACAGACTTTCTAACCGTGTTCTGAACTTTACGTATTACTAAGTAACTGATTGGAAACTCTATCATATCCATAACGATTCTGAACGGTATATGGAACGACTTACCGCTACCTCGACCGCCTTTCAGCACGTAACGAAGGTGTTTCTTCATCCTCGATACTACCCAGAAATCACGGAAGTGAGGAGAGATGACGTTTGATATTTTTACAATGTTAGTCACGCGCTAACGCCCCGCAAATCACACCGAAAAAGAACATTATTATCCCTACACCCATCACTCATCATCCTCCACATCATCAACGATTGTTACACCAACATTCGCGTTAATATCCTGACGATCAACCCACATTCCATAACGTTTGCCAATCTGTACTAACGCATTGTGTTGTTCACCGATAGAAGGTTCAATATCCGCAATAACTTGTTCACCTTGACCTACACCACGCAACGTCTTCCCTGTCGCTTTACCTCGTGCGATAGCCGTTAGTCTTTGCATTACCTCATCTGAACCCATAATAATGTCAGCGTGGACGTTAGATAGGCGAGAATCTATATATGCGCGAACCTTAGGATTTGCAAGGAGTTGGGAAGAAGTTGCACTTACAACACTTTCTTTATCCGATTTGTAACCAGCTAATCTATATGCTTCCGAAGCATTACCCTTCTCAATGTAATACTCAGCAAACCGAAGTTGTCGTTCATTTAACCCGTGTTCATTCATTTATTCCACCTCTCTTTATTTGATACAAAAGTGAGATATCTCATCATAAATAATCGCGACTACCATCTCGTCACTTTCGTATGTCGTGAATTTCTTCCCGGTAGTTAAACCTTCTTTAAGATTACTCAAAGCCTCTTCTTTCGAAAGGTTATCAGATTTAATCTCGATTTCTTTTCCGTTCTTCGTAAAGATGTTAATTTGAGCCATTCGTAATCCTCCTTTATTATATCATTTTAGTTACTACTATAGTAGTAATCTATATAACTTATTAGTAGTCCAAA